GAGGCTACAACATTAGAAGCAAGAACACCAGCAGAAGTTCGTTCTGATTTAGGAATAGCAGATAATGAAATAATTGATTGGACAGCCTCAAGCGCAGGAACTATTCATTCTAGTAATTATACTGATACAACTTATTCATCATTTGCTGGTTCAACTTCAACTGCGGGCTTAGTTCCAGTTAGAGATGCAGGTGCGACTACAACTAAATATCTAAGAGAAGACGGTGATTGGGTAGTTCCTCCAGATACTACTACAAACACACAAAACACATATACTTCTTCTTGGGTTGATTCTACTAATGATGTCCTTTTGAGATTAACAGCAGGTGGAGCAAGTAGTGGAACACAAGACATTAAATTGGTTGCAGGAAGTAATGTTTCATTAACTCCTAGTGGAACAGATATGACCATTGCTTCTACTGATACTACTTATTCAGTAATGGCTTCAGGAAACTCTTATGCTGCTGGTTTAGTTCCTGCGGGTGCTTCTTCTCATGGAAGTCTATTCCTTAGAAAAGACGGAACTTGGGCTGACCCCGATACTGATACAAATGACTATGTAAACTCATTAGCATTTAATACAGGTGATGGAGTTTTAACATTAGGTAGAACAGGTTCATTAGCAGATTTAACTGTAGATTTAGATGGAAGATATGTTACTACAGGTTCAAGTGGAGAAGCAAACCAAACCATTACAACAGGAACAGGTCTTGATGGTGCTGATTCAGGTGAAACAGGAAATATAACCATAGACTTAGATTTATCAGAATTAACAGATATGACTGAATCTTGGACAACAGGCGAAGATGAATTTATTGTTCTTGATAATGGAACACAAAAAAGAAAACTATCATCTGAGATATTCGGCTCTAATGCTTTTAACTCAACAACAATACCAACCAATAATAATCAATTAACTAATGGTGCTGCATATATTACAAGCCAAAGAGCAATACATGATACTCCTGTTGATGGTGCAACAACCACTTCAATTTCATCTAATTGGGCATATGATAATGTAAAAACTGCTGTTCCTGCGAATGCAGTATTTACAGATACAGTTTATACTCATCCTAATTCAGTTGTTACTAATATTGATACTGCAAACGCAGAAGTTATTGATACTATAGAAACTAATTCTACAGGTCATATTACAGCAATGACTAAGAGAACAATGACTTTAGCACAATTAGGTTATACAGGTGAAACAGATGCAACAGCAGACCAAACTGCTGCTGAAATAGCAGCATTAGCATTAACAGGATATTCAACTGCTGGTTCAGCATCTGCTGTTGTTGCAACAGATAGCATTAAAGATGCATTTGGTAAATTAGAATACAGAGTAAATCTTAATGATGCTAAGGTAACTAATACTGATGCTGATGTTTCAGTAGCAAACTTGAAAACAAGATTAGCCTCCCTTACAGGTGATGATACTGTTTATATTGGAGATTCTGGTGATGATACTACTGTTGTTGTTAGAGGAACATTACAAGTAGATGGAACTACAACAACGGTTAATTCAACAACAGTAAATCTTGATGACCATAATATAGTATTAGATAGTGGAAACTCCACATCAGCAGTTGTTGATGGTGCAGGATTTACTTTAGAAGGTGGAAGTGGTGATGATGTAACGCTTCAATGGTTAGCATCAGGAACTAAAATGGAACTTAAAAAGGGTTCTTCTTATGCTAACTTAAAAGCAGGAACTATTGAAGGTTCATTTACAGGCGATTTAACAGGTAATGCTGATACAGTAACAACCAATGCTAATTTAACAGGAGATATTACTTCAAGTGGTAATGCTACTTCTATTGCTTCAGGTGTTATTGTTAATGCTGATGTTAATGCTTCTGCCGCAATAGCATATAGCAAATTGAATTTAACAGGCGCAGTATTAAATGCTGATTTAGCAGGTTCTATTGCTAACGATAAACTAGCAAATAGCGCAATAACGATTGCTGGTTCTTCTACATCATTAGGTGGTTCAATTACCGCAGATACTATTGCAGGTCAAATTAGTAGTGGAACTATTACTAATGCTCAATTAGCAGGTTCTATTGCAGGTAGTAAATTAGCAACAGGAGCAGTTGATACTACTCAATTAGCGACAGATGCAGTTACTAATGCTAAGATTGCGGCAGAAGCAGTAGATACAACTGAATTAGCAACTGATGCAGTACAATCAGATAAAATAGATAGTGATGCTGTTACTACTGCTAAAATAGCAGATAGCGCAGTAACAGGTGCTAAAGTTAGTGCTTTTACTATTAGTGATGTTGCAACAACTGGTGTATTATATCAAAATGCAGGTGAATCAGGAAATATTTTAGTTAATAGCCATAATGGATTCCCGACAACACCAGCAGTAGTTAAAGTTGGTTCTGAGTTTATTAAATATAAATCACTTAATGGTGATGGAAGAACATTAGATGGGTGTATTAGAGGATATAGAGGAACTACTGCGGCATCACATAATGCAAATGCTACTGTTACTGTTTTAGCGGGTAAAGATATTACATTAGGTGGAAGTAAAGATATAGAAGTATTGCCGTTTGTTGGTGCTGATTCATCAGATGCTTCAACACCTGGTTTAGTTCCAAAGGCAGAAACAGGAGATGCGGCGTTATTTTTGCGTGGAGATGGTGCTTGGGCTTCTGCTTCAACAAGTGGTATGACTTCATTTACTTTAACGGGTGATAGTGGAACTAATCAAAGTATTGCTGATGGTAATACATTAGATATTGCAGGTGGAACAGGAATATCTACAACAGTAGGTGCTACTGATACAGTAACAATTGCTGTTTCTGGAGCACAAACAGGAATTACTACTGATTATAACACAGCAAGAGTTATTGGTAGAGATGCGGATAATAATATAGACTTTACTACAGATAATGAAATTCATTTCAAAACTAACGGTGAAACACCTGTAATAAAAATGAAAGCATCAGGAGAAGTAGAAGCAACAAGTCTTGATATATCCGGTGATGCAGATATTGATGGAACATTAGAAGCAGATGCAATTACTATTGGTGGAACTGCTATTGGTAGTATTTACTCGCCTGTTGCGGGTCATTCAAGTATAGCCACAGTAGGAACAATAACAACAGGAACATGGAATGGAACTGCTATTGCAAGTGGTTATATTGCTGCTGATGCAATTACAGGTGCTAAGATAGCAGATGATTCAATAGACTCTGAACATATTGCAGCAGGAGCAATTGATTTAGAACATTTATCTTCTGAATCAGTTGATGAAGATAATCTTTATATTTCTAATGCTGGTTCTGATGGTCAATTCCTACAAAAACAATCAGGTAATAATGGTGGTTTAACATGGGCTACTGTTTCAAGTGGTGATTCAAACGCAGGTGGTGTTGATGGTTCTGCTGGCGCACCTACTTTTTCATTCGCTTCTGATACTAATACAGGAATGTTCCGATTAACAGGTGATACTCTTGGATTCTCAGTTGGTGGTACAGCCGCTATGTATATGCAATCATCTAAGGTTGAAGCAAATAAGAGATTTGAAATTATTGCAGGTTCTAATACTGCTCCCGGTTTATCATTAGCAGGTGATGATAATACAGGAATATACCGATATGCAGAAAATCAAATAGGATTTACAATAGATGGAACCGCCCAATTATTCATTAAAGATGGTGCAATAGAACCTGTTACTGATAATGATATAGATTTAGGAACTTCTAGTAAAGAATTTAAAGATGGATATTTTGATGGAACATTACATTGTGATGTATTAGACTTAGCGGGAACTGAATATACTTCAATTGGCGGTGCTACTGATATTGATGGTTTATCAGATGGTAAATCCGGTGGAACTGATTTTACAGGCAGTTTGTTATTAGGTCATCAATCACATGGAACACTAAGTAGTGCAGTATATAACACAGGTGTTGGTATTTCCGCTTTAGATGCTTTAACAAGTGGAACTAACAATACTGCTTTAGGTTGGTCTGCTGGTTCAGCAATTACTGAAGCAACAGATGGTGTGTATATAGGAAAACAAGCAGGAGTAGATATTACCACAAATAGCAGAGTAGTTTCAGTTGGTTCAAGTGCAGGTAAAAATGCAGGATTTGGAACAACTTCAGTTGGTTTTTGGGCTGGTATTTGGACACAAGCGACAAATGGCGTAAATATAGGATATGGTGCAGGAGCAAGAGGAACTGCTAATGCTACTAAAAATGTATTCATAGGAGATATGCCAACTTATGGAGGAGATGGAACATTTGAAGGAGATTACAATGTTGCTATTGGTGATAGTGCAATGTATGCAATTAATGGAAGTGCTAATTATAACATAGGTATTGGAAGACAGACCTTATACACTCTTGATGATGGTTCAGATTATAACACCGCAATAGGTTATCAAGCGGGTTATGCAATAACTACAGGAGATAAGAACATTCTAATTGGTACTCAATCAGGAGATAATATAACATCAGGAGATAATAATGTAATAATTGGTTCTATTGATGCTGATTCAGCAACAGCAGACGACCAATTAATAATTGCATCTGGTGATGGTGGAGTCACTTGGATTAAAGGAGATTCAAATGGTAATGTATTATTAAATCAATTAGCAGATGTTGTTTCAGTATCAGGTAATACAACTCTTACTCAAGCACAAAGCGGTTCTTATGTTTATTGGACTAGTGGAACATTAACTTTACCAGCAGATGCAGCAGTTGGAACTCAATTTACTATATT